GGAAGATCTCGGAGCCGTCCTTGCCGGGTTCGCCCTTGGGGCCAGGGATGCCTTGAACGCCGGTGGCGCCGACAGGGCCGACCACGTTGCCGACGTTGATGACCCGGTCATCGCTGAGCAGCAGGATCAGCTGGCCGCGCTCGTTGACCTGGGCAAAGGTAATTTCAGCCATCGTTGGACTCCTTGGTGGTGCGGCGACGCTTGGGTTCTTCCGCTGCTGCCTTAGCCGCTTCCTGTTCGGCAAGGCTGGCGTTGCTGAGGCGATAGGCCTCCCAGTCAACGGGACCTGACGGTGCGCCAGGACCTGGGATCCAAGAAGCCACGGTTGCTTAGCGGTATGGGGGCAGTCTATTTGCGCCCTGTCAACCCAAAGATTGCCAGCCGACGCTGTAGATCAGCCTGATCGCTTTCGTGAATGCGCTCCGCCGCTCCTCGCGCTACACGACACAAGCTGCGGAAGGTTTGCCGCATGTCACCCACCAAATTGGGGTCAAGCCCAGCGTTGACGTAGGCCAGCACGGTGGATAGGTCACCGTAAAAGCAGCGCTCAGCTTCCTCCCAGTCCATGTAGGGGTAGGCCCTGCGCACCTGCATCTCGTACCAGGGCACGCGATTGGCAACCTTGATGCCGCCCATGCTGAAGGTGCGCCAACCCACGGGCTTGCGTTTTTCGTACAAACGCCTGGCTTCCGCCAGCGCCTGCTCGGGGGTGTGACTCATGGACAGAGGCTACGGTGGGAACATGGGAAAACAGCAGCCAGCGCCCAAGCGCTTCACAGATCCTCCGATCACGTTGGATGACGGCTACGCAGTGGACGACACACTTAAACCAGGAGAGAGCTGGCTCGACGCGTTCAACCGTGGCACACGAAAACAGGTCAAGCAGTGGATTGACGTTGCGAAGGCTAAAGCTGGCGAACCTTGACCGTATAAACGGTAGAGCCTGAAGGGCCTGCGCTCTGTACTACGTCTCCAATCACCTCATAGCGCACGCCGCCAGGCATCAAGACTTCCCGCTCGCTTTTCTTGGACGAGAAATCTTGGATGGAGACTCCATGTTTGTTCTCCGCCTCAACGATGACCCGATAAGGGCCGGCCTCCCTTCGGGTGGCTCCTGAGCTAAACGTCTCAGCAATATCCCGCTGTCTTGTCCAGCTCTCCATTGTCGGGACCGTATTGCCTCTCAGCCCGCCCAAGAAGCTGCGCACATCCTCCTCAGAGCTGAAGTTCATGCCGCGATAGATCGAGCCCTTGTAGCGAGGCGAGCGACTGAGCAGCTCTTCAACAAAATCAACCTTGTCGCCCACATCAAAGCGAAGCTGCTTAAAAGTCTCGTAACCATTTTGCTTTACGACCGTTTCAACGTATTTACGACCAACGTCCGAAAGCTTACGAACGTCGTCGTTTACGCCATCCAGCATCTGAACGGCCCGCATCTTGTCGTATTGAGAGCCTGTGAACTTCTTGAGGGCCTCCACTCTGTAGTCCAGCTCTGAATGATCCTTGTAGCCAAGCTTTCCTGGCAGCTCGTCCCAATCAATGTCGTCGGCCCAGCTTGGCTCGGCCAACGACTTGGTGCCCAGTCCCGTTGGCTTACGAACAGAGCTGGCCAAAGGCGGCGGTGCTGCTGCGGATCGAGGGGAGCTTGTTGCGGATCGAGGGGGGTTGCTTGGTTTTGGCTTCGGCCCACGCACCGGCCTCGGCGCCGTTGCTCCAGACGGCAGCGGATCGCCCAGCAGCTTCCGAACTGCACCCTGCGGGTCTTTCTCATACTTGCCGCCAGGCCCCGTCAGCTGGTTGAACTTCTCCGTGTGCTTGCCCAGCACCAGCTTCTTGCTGTGCTCGTTGGCGTTCTGCAGCATGTCCCCTGCAGTCGTCTGCCCAGGGCCAAGGTCACGACGACGTACCCACTGCTGCTTCCCGTCAATCTTCATCGGACGCTTATAGGCATTCTCTCCGGTGTAGCCATCAGGGGCCGGCAGCTTCTTCCCTCGCTTGTCGTACTGAACAGGCGTAGCCTCAAGGAAGCTCCCGCTCGCTGGCCCGTCCTCTTCCTCCAGCAATTCCTGCGTTGCCGTCCACGGCAGCAGCTTGCAGCGACACGAAAAGTGCCGCGGCCATGGCTTTGGCGGATCATTCCGCTCCTTAAACTTCACCCCATCCAATGGGGCGCACAGTGGGCAGAGCCTGGTGTCATTGCTTGCATCCCACCACCAGCGATACCCGCTCTTGGTCCCAGGCAGCAGGTCGGCGTTGGACTCGTAGAACGCATCGTGAGCGGACTGGCTGGCCTCAGCCATTGACGTCCGCACCACCGCTTCGGTCATTGCCCACCCGCGACGACCTGGGCCCAGCGGCCCGATCTCGCGCATGATGTCGTCATTGGTGCTGCCCAGAAGGAAGCCACTGCGCAGGTGCCGTTCCACCTGTTTGGATTGCGCATCCATCCATTTGGGCAACAACTCCGCCAGCCCTACCTCGCTGCCCCCAGGGCTCAACACTGAGAATCCCGTCTCCCGCGCCGCTGCAATCACCTGTTGTCTGGTGATGCTCGGGCTGATAAACCCCTTCTCAACCGCCTTGGTTACGTTGAACCCAGGCAGGTTGCCCGTCACGCTCACCGACTGTCCGCCAGTCGTCACCCCAGCAAATGTGGTGGTTGGCACTGGTTCAGGCGTGATGCCACCAGCCTCCAAATACTTCTGCGCATTGCTCAACCCCTCCTCAAACGCCCTGGCTTGCGCCTCGGGCAAGATCTGGTAGATCCGATTAGCGACAGGCTCAAACTGCGCTTGGATCGTGGCGATCTGAGTCCGCAGCCACAGTTCGCGCTCGATGCTCGCCCCCTCAGGCGGCAGGTTCCGCAGCAGGAACTGCAGCCGTTGGAACGCCTCCTGATACGCAGACAGGATCTGCTTCAGCGCATCGTCGCTCAGGCTCTTCAGCGCAAACTGGTCGCGCACGACGACCAGCTTCTGAGCGTCGGTCTGCATCAGCCTTCAAATGGCTGGTTCGCTGGCATTGGCTCTTGATATTGCGACGACAGCTCCATCTGCGCCTCCTGCCGCTGCAGATCCTGTTCCATCCCCTTCAGCTGCTCTGCCTCAGCGTTAGCCATGATCTCCTCCACATCCATGGAGTCATCAAAGACCTCGCCACGCTTCAGCAACTCCAGCGCTGTCTGCTGATCCAACAGGCCGCTAGTAAACAACGTGTTGATCGCCGTGATCTCCTGACCCTGCATTGGCTCAGTGTTGAAGTCGCGGTCAATTGCCACCACAGGCGGCTCAATCCCCGCATACTCCGCTGCCATGTTGATCGCCACTTGCAACGACTGCTCAATGTCCTTGCTGATGATCGCCAGCATTGAGTTGGAATCAATGCGATCCAGCGTCTTGCTGATCCCGCTCTCTGCCACGTTCTTTTGCTTGGTCAGCGCCACGATGCCCAACATGCTCATCTCCTCGACCAACGCCTCCAGCTCAACACGCTGAGCGTCAAACGCCGAGCTGGCCGGTTCGACGTAATAAATCTCGCATTCACCGCGAGGGCCAGTTGCAATGGCGTTGTTGACCGACAGGCCCACCGTGTCATCGTTCTGATCCCAACCGGCCATAACCATGATCGGCTGTGCAGCAATGTGCAGCGCTTGAATCAGGTCGGCGTGCCTGGCGTAGTGCGACAGGTTCAGCTGCGCAATCTCCGTCAGCGGCGGCTTGCTGAACAGCGTCCCGATCTTGTTGCTGTAGGTCGTCACCATCGGGATGTCACTGAGGCTGGTGGTGCCCTGCTCGACGATCTCCCACTTCTTGATCTCGTTTGCCTCTTCCCACACTTCCCAACGCCCTGGCTCTAACACCCTGACGCGGTTCTTGTATTCATTGCCAAAGCGCCCCTTGGGAACGCTCACGATCTCCTTGATCCGCACCTGTTGCAGCTTGCCCGCGTCCTTGCGTGGATCCTGCCGCCAGCCGATCACGGACCACGGGTCAACCTGCACGAAATAGGGCTTGAGATCAGCCTCAAACTGATCCTTCAGCGTGCGGATCTCCCTCGCGTCAGGGAAATCGACCAACCAGCTGCTGTGCCCATAGGCCACGGACAGGAACAGTTGATTGCGCACAAACTCATCCAGGTCAGTCCCCTGGCGGTCGCAATCCAGCCGCCACTCCTCCCAAAACGTCTCGTCACCGCCTTCCAGATGGATGGGCTTGCGCAGGATTAGCCCGACAGCGGTACGCGCCAGCCGGCCAAAGTAGGGGCTGAACACACTGCGGCTGACCCTGCCCTTGTAGGCGTCGTCTAGCTCCCTGGGCTGCTGCGGCAGGTAGCGATGACTGTTGGCACGAAGGTAAGCCGTCCCCTCTAGACACGCACGGATCGGCTCCCACCACAGGCAGAGCTGCCAGTGCTGCCCATCAGGGATGCTGGGATCCTCAGGGTCGCTGAACCCAGCCAGCGTCGTACCACGCTCCCAACCATCCAACCTGTACGGACCCACCTGCGGGATACCAAGTGGATCCATTGCCTACACAACGCCGGTCATAAGGGCAGTCTACGTAGCGAGATCAGTACACCCGCCAGCTCGTGCCGCCTGCCTTCCACTGCCTGATCGCAGCAAGGCGATACACGCAGTAGCCCATTGCGTCGCCAGCGTGGCTCAGGTCATCCATCCCCACGCCACCCTTCTCAGGCTTCCCTTTCTCATCAAAAGCGTGCTGCTCCAGCGTGCGCCGTAGGTGCTTGCAGCCATTGCCCACCAGCAGCCGGCCCTGGCTGATGCAAACGTTGACCGCGTTGATCCGGTCTTGAATCAACGGGTTGCTCTGCTGCTGAATGACGTGGTGGCCAGCCTTCTTGAGGATGCCAACGTCTGACTCCTGCGCTGCTGCCGTGCTCCGTTGCTTCGATGCCGCATCAGGAATCAGCGTCAGCTGCCCGCGCTCAAAGTGCAGCGGGTACAGCTCCTTTAGGCCCTCAGCAATCTGCTGCGTGTCGCGGTAGACCGCTTCGGCGAAGAAGTGGAACTGATCGCCACGCCTGACGCAGTGTTGCGTGACGCTGTTGCCCACGTTGATGTCGATGCCAACGAAAATCGTCTCGTGCTCTTGGGGCGTTGCATCGGTGTAGTGCAGGCTTCGATCGAAGTCTGGATACAGAGCGCAGTTGGCCAGGTTGACGAAATCGCCGTTCAGGTAAGCGGCGATCAGCTGCGGCGGGTAGTTCCGCTCCAAGCTCGGGATGAACTCGGCCGGCAGGTTCGGGTTGTCCTTGGTCTTGACCTTGATCAGCCGTTTGTCCGGCCCGTCCTGCTCAACAAAGGTGCGGTACGCCCAGCGAAAACCCTCTGGCGTGGATGCCACCGCTAGCTGGTTGACGTTGCCGGTGCGCATACGAGCCAGGAGCATCTCACCAGCCTTCTGCGCTGTCTCGGTTGGGCTTGTATCGCACTCATCCCAGACGGCCGCGGCAATGTTCTGCCCACGAATGCGCTGGTAGTTCTCGGCTGATTGACAGAGGACAGTGATGGTGCCCGTTGGCAGCTCGATGCTGTATTCCGGCTGAGGGCTGGCGCGAAAGGTGAAAGGGA